TAGAAGCTGCTAACCCACCTATGCTAATATGACCATAAATTTGTTTGTCTTGATTATATTGTATGTAATACCTCTGACACCTTGCTAACTGCACATCATAAGGTAAATGTTCAAAGTCACTAGCACCTTCACCGACTTCTAGTTGGACTCCAGTTATGTTGATGTAGTTGGAAGTAGAGTCTGCTAGGTTGACTTGACCTACAGAATAATTAGATGATGTATATGATGCCCATGATGTTGATAATGCTCCAGACTGAAAATTAGAACCCATAGCAAGATGAAACATTACATATAATCCAATACCATTATTATTATTAATAGTTCCTGATGTATCACCTTCAAAAGTAATCGTTTTCTTTTCCCATGTGTCTGCTGTGTCAATGGTATATGATTTAGAAATAGTACGAGTACCAGATGCTTGATATAAATTAGTTATATAAGTGCCTGTCTTATTAGATTTAACCCAAAAAGAAAATGTTGTAGATTTTGCATTAGCTGTGCCATAAGCAAGGTGTTGTAAGTGTTGACCCTCTATCATATGGCGAAGTACTAACTGTGAATTAGTAGCTAAAGGTGTTTGAGCTGTAGTACAATCTAGTTTTACCGAACTAGAAAATCCTTGTCCTAATGGAACATCTGTATCTTGTGACATAGTAAAAGCATAAGTAGGACTACTAGGAGCATAAAATTGCCACCTATCTACAGTATAATAACCTGTTGTAGTTAATCCAGTCGCACTCGTCCCTCTCTGTGCTATTTGCATATCTCCGTTGATAAGAAGGTTACGATACATACCTCCACGAAGAGAATTACCATTAGCATCTTGTAATCCATTAGCAGTAACTTTAGCTTTGGTTACACCATTTGCTTGTAGTTCTATTTCACCACTTGTATCAGGGGTAATGACAATACCATTACTTGTGCTTGAATTAATTGTTGATGCCATTATACGACCACCCATTTAGAAGTTGACGGAACAGTTACAGCTACACCACCACTAATAGTAACTGGACCAGCAGATAACGCATTGTAACCTGTAGGAATAGTGTAGTTAGAACCTACGGTTGCGTTGTTAACAAATAAACCATTAGTAGCACTTAACTGTGGTGCGAAACCTGTATTATTAGCATCTTGATGAACAGACTTTTCTGCAGCGTAAGTACAGAATACATCTGATGTGCCAGATAAGGTAATGGCACTACCACTATTGCTAGATTCTAATACAGTATCACGAGACAAAGTAGTACCACTTGCTGTGTATGTGCCTATACCTACTTCCCAGTCATTACCTGATACGAGTGTATAGAAAGTTGTATTTCCATCACCGATTACAGAAAACGATTGGAAGCCAGTAGACGCACCTGCAAGGGTAACCGTACCTGTGCCAGTAGTCGTAGTCGTTTCTTTGACTCTATCTTTTACGACAAGTGCCATGACTTATCCTTATGCTAATGTTACAGTTAAATTGCCTGATGTGATTTTAAATATGTCACCACTATCAATAGTTTTAGAAGCATCTAATGCAGTATGGTATAAAAGGTTACCTGATGATGAAGCATCCCAAATACCAATGTGAGTTACAGTACCCCATGATGCAGTTGCGGTAGGAAATGTAACATCGGCATCGGTTGCTACAGAACCTGATGTACCTGATGCAGTTGCAAAAGAAGCAGATGTTCTAGCGTAAGAACCACCTGATACTTCTGCACCTGAACCATCATCTGTCGGGTCTGCTGTGTGTAGTGATACATACGGTGTTGATATTGCTGTAAAAGCAGTACCGTTCAATGTTAAGTTTAACATTGCATTTTCTAAATAATCTGACATTTCAGCCATAGTTTATTACCTCGTTGATAAAGTTATTCTCATAGGTGATGCAGGATATTCGGCATCCTCATCACTTGCTCTTAATGATGCTAGACCTCTGTCATACATTGCTGCCCATGTAGCAAGTCTTTCATCGTTCATCAAATAGGGTTCTGCTTCACTTAATGCACCGTACAAGAGTAGGTCAGGACAGTTAGCAAGAAACAAGTTTGATGTATTTGAATCGCTTAAATAGTCAGGTTTGTAGTAATAAACCATTTCTAATGTATAAGCAGAGTCTGGAACTGGCGCGAATTTAAACTCGCTACCTAGCAATGTATAATTTCGTGGATAACCTTTACTTGTTGCATCAATATTATTGCGTTCAAAAAAGTTTGCTGTGTTTTGAAAGGTTAATGTTCTTACAGGATTGGTGTTCAAGTGTAAATCTTTCATTGCAAGAAAGTCTGAAGGTATAGATACGGTTGAATCACCTGTAGTGGTTGTTGCAGTAGCAACCTTGAGCATTTGTCTAATGCGTAAATCTCTACGCAATCTATCTTCTGCTAGACGAATAAAGTCTGGTATAACAGATGTTAAATCACTACGAGCAAGGTAGTTTGCTATCGTAGTCTTTAAATCTGAATAGTTAGTAAATGCCATTATATTCTGCCTTGTCGTGTTCTAAAAAATCTGTTGTCTGGGTCGTTCAACCATAATCTAAATTTCTTTTGGTCAACGACATGAAATCCTTTCATAATGCCTTTCTTATTTAGGTCATCTATGACGGTCATAGGAATACTGGCAATCTTGTTATCAAACAAATCACCGCCCCATGTACCATTAGTTGCGTTGTATTCTCTTTTATTCTTTTCAACAATATCCGTTACATCTTGTGATGTTTGGATAATAAGACCGCCATCACCATCATCGGCTGCGGTATGTGTTTTTACTACATCTTTATCTAATATTTTTTTCATTAAATTAGAGAGGGGGATTGCTCCCCCTCACCCTAATTATTCAGCCAAGTCTGCAATTAGACCATGAGCAGCTTCGTTCTTAACTTCTAGTGTGTATTCAACTAAAAGTTGAGTTTTCTCGCTGTCACCTGTTTTTGCCAATTCGTTAGTTTGGAATGGGCGTAGGTAAGCAATTGCAGCGTACTCTGGGTCAAGCACAAATGCTTGATGACCACTATCATCAGAATCAGCAGTCATAAATCTGTTAGGAACAACAGATAATGTACCGAAGTCTGATAAGTACACATCAGCAGCACCAACAATAGTTGATGGTTTGTCTGCTGGAGCCATGTAACGCTGTGCAGCAATACCAGCAAATGTTGATACTACTTGTTTCTGTGTTGGTGTTGTCATGAGAACTGTTGGGTTACCACCAGCTTCATACACAGATTTGATGTTTGCTTTTAAAATAGCTTCTGTAAATGTTCTGTCATCGCCAGAAGTTCTAGCAGTTGTACCTAATGAACCAGCAGCACCAGCAGTAGCACCAACAGAAGCGTTAGTGTTAATCCATGCTTGGAGTGAACCAAGTTCACGAGCTGTAGAAGCATCACCTGTTACAGCAGCGTTGTTATCAAGAAGGATTTTTTCCATATCACGCTTGAGTTCAGCAGAAGCTTTAGCAAGTTGATATGCTTTTTCAGATTTACGACCAGCTTTATCTACTGATTCTTGTGTACCAGCGATTTGAACTGTTTTAGAAGAAATCTGACATCTGTTACCAACACGAACGGTTGGAGTAACTGTTAATGAAGAAGCATCTGCACCTTCAACTACAGCGTTTTGAGCTGCGGCTGCAAGTGAGTCTGTTTGCCATTCGTGGTAAACAGCAGTTGCTTTTGTTTTACCAACTGAACTCATAAAAGGAGTGTCAGTAGGTGAAATGTTATAAATCACATCGGTTAAATCTTCACGATTACCAATGGATTGATAGGTTTGAAATGTTGCCATTTTTATTCACATCCTTGTTAAATAAAGTTTTCAAATAAAATTGCAGCATCTTCCTTACGACCAGAAGAACGCAATTTTGCCATTTGTTTTTTGCGTATGTCTGTATTACCTTCTTTAACTTTAGTACCAGCTTTAGCCATTTTAGGAGCTTCAGCAACTTTCTTTTTGACACTAGGTTTAGACTTCTGCAATTTATCGTATTGCATAGCTTTATGTAATGTTAAGACATATCTGGAGTCATAGACTTGAGCTAACTCTTGGTCTGTGAATCCAATTGTTTTGCCATAATTGCGAATCTCATTACGGAGTTGTTCGCCTTTGACTTTATCTGAAAACTCTGGTAGGACTTTATTTAGCTTTTCAGCTTCGTCAGCAACATAACGCTGCATAGCTTGTGCATAATCTGCTTGTTGCTCTTGTGCAATGCGGTTTTGTTCAGCCTTAATAGCATCTAATTGCTGTTTCTTTTCGGTCTGCTCTGCGACCTTAACTGCATATCCTATTGGGTCGTTTTCTTTCAATGCGGCTAAATCTTCTTGAGAATCACCTTGTGTAAGGAACTCCTCAATCGCTTTTAGCCTTTGAGCATATGTATCTCTAACTTGTTTAGACTCTTGTATAGCTTTTTGTTCAGCTTCATTAGCTTTGCGTAGCTCGGCTAACTCTTGAGTCTTTTTAGTGTAGTCTGCACCAAGTTGATAACCTTGCATAAGCTCATCAAGGGTAACATCCTTTTCTTCACCTGCCGCTTTTACACGAAAGGTTTGAGGTTGTTCCTCTACTTCTTCTGCGTCATCATCTTCATCGGACATTTCGTATTCATCTACGACTTCATCTTCAGTAGCTTCAACAGCTTCTTCATAGTCTTTTGAATCTTCAACATCGCTAACTGTTTCTTCCGCTTCCGCTTCAACAGCTTCTGGTTGTTCTTGTGAATCCTCTGCTGGTGATAAGATGCCTTCAAAAGCGTTAGCTGCATCCCTCACAGTTAGAGTTTCACTTCCTTGTTCAGGAGTCGTGATTTGCTCTTCCATTTTATTTCCTTGTATTTTGCTAGTTAGGTACTAGCGACCAAGTAGGCGATTGCCTAAATTTTCCAACGAGCATCTTCAATCTTGCTAGAATCAACAATGGATTGAAGGTGTGCTAGTAATTCTTTAGTTGTTTTAATACGCTGATAAGCTCGTTCTCGTAAATCAACTTCGTCATCATTAGAATAAGTAATAACATTAAGATGATCTTGAATAATATTATCCATAACCTCTTTGAAAGATTCGTCTTTGAGTATTTCTGCAATGGCTTGTTTGCTTATCATTGTAATTTAGTTAAATTATTAATTTTATCAATAGCATTAATTAACTCTTTAGATTCTGCAATTTGATTTTTTTGCTGATCACTTTGAGCTTTCTGTGCAAGTTCTAATTCTTTTAATGCCATTTCTTTTTCAAATTGTAACTGTTTTTGTTGTAGTTCAACAGTATCTTGAACCATTTTTAATTCTAATTGTTGTTTTTCTAACTCAAGTTTAGATTGCTCTGTTTGTGCTTTTAGTTGTGCTTTTTCTCTTTCAACTTGTGCTAGAGCTTCTGCCGCTTGTACTTGAGGATTATTAGATCCTTGTTGAGCCTGTAGTTGTGCAAGTTGTTGTGATTGTTCTTCTGTAACTTCCATGAGGAACTGACTATCATCCTTGAATCCTGCCATGTTAACAAACTTGGCTAAAGTATCACGATACTGTTTAAGATTAACAAGAGGATTACCTAACCCATAAGTTGTGAGTAACTGTTCTTGTTTTTCTAGGATCATTTGCATGACTGCTAATTGCTCTTGTTTTGATCCAGTACCTAAACCTACATTGACAGTTAAATTAAACTCATTAATCCACTCACGAGGATTCATAGGAACATATTTGTTATTGACTTTAATGATGCGTTCTTTTTGTTGGTATTTACATACCAAACCTAAAATACCTTTAAATAAAGATGAAACGCCTGTATCTGCAAAGATACGAGAAATTAATTCTAATTTACCTATAGCTGCA